AAAAGTTCTTGCTCATTACACCACTGGGGATCATCCGAAAAAATAATCACTGGTAGATTTTCATCAAAGTGGGAGAGAGCCTGTTGATAATATTCCAAAGATTGAATAGGATGATTTGGATTTGCAACATAATCACCTCGGCGCACATGAAGAGAAATGACTTTGGGTGTTCGGCAGTGCCGCCATCGCCCACGCCTGCCTCGGGGCGCACGTACTTGCTCACCAAAAAGTTGAAAAAAAATTTCTTTTGATACTTTAGTAATATCCTCTTTGAAGGTAAAATCTTCCCTAATTTCATCTTCAATATGTTTGAAATATTTTTCAGATTGATAATATCCAAAGAGATCAATATTGTCTGGACAATTAACAAATAACTCTTGGTCAAAAGTGTGAACTCTTTCCATTAACACTTGATTAGGGAGTAATCCAAGATTATTTTTATTTTCCAAATCAAAGACATCATAAATGATCACATCAGAATTCTGAACCATAGGATCTCTTTTACCAAAGACATTTCTGGGTGGAATGTAAAACTCATATCCACGATTTTTAGCAATGCCTTTTAAAGAGGCATACTGAAACATTTGATTAGCAAGTCTGCCTAGATTACCTAGATTATTAAAAGAGATCATTTATCTTGAATAATTTTTCCTATGGTTTGGGTAAGACCATCCCAACTAAAGTGATTTTCATAGCATGTCTTTCCATATTCTAACATATTTTTATACTCACCACTAGCAATTAATCCATCTACAATTTCAGGTATTTGATCTATTTTTTCTGGAGTTATTAGTAAACAGAGTTTATTCCAATCTACATACTTTTCAAAGGGTAACCAGAATTCATCGCTAATAAAAATAGGTATGCAACCCATCTGAATTGTCTCATAAAGTCTAAAAGATGTTGGACCATAACCACGGGGACATAATCCAAAGATAGAATTGGAAGTCAAATCTCTAAAAATTTCAACATCTTTACCAGAGATACCAACTCCACCAGGATCATATAAATGATATCCATCAATACCACTTAAAGAACTCATCATTTGTTTTCTAAGAGGGTGGGTATCTCTACCACAAAAAACAACTTTGTATTTTTTCTCATCACTTACAAATACTGGATGAGGATCAGACATCAATGGAACTGGTTCATAGGTTGAATTTTTTCCTATGGGTGAAGTAAAACTTCCAGATGCAGCAAATACTTTACAATTATCCAGTCCAATAAGTGTTCCACCATCATACTGAACTACAGTAAAGAATTTTTCATTGGGAAGTTGCTCAATAACAGCAGCATAATAATCAATTAATGGTTGAACATTTTGCCCATATCCATTCAATAGGTGAAAAGCGGTCCATTGAATTGGTAAGTAAATATAATCCGTATCAATTTGATCGGCATTTTTACTAAAAAACTCAAAGCACTTTTCTTCAATCATAGGATTATTGCCTTGATGCGGTGGATATTGAATCGGCATTTTAGGCATTAATTGTCCAGGAACATTTAAAATTCTAAGCATTTTTAATCATCTCCTCATATTTTTGGGCTTCAAATCCTGCTAAAGATCCAGTTCTTTGCCAAAAACTGTCACTACGCAAACGATGGTAATAATATAAATCTGGAACAATTTTAAATTTATTATTTGATGCCAACCAATAGTATGAAAAAGCAATTACATCAGCAGCATATGGTTCCAGATTATTTTTAATTGGTTCTTTTAAACAATCGACATATGTAGATTTATTGACAAAGAAATTACCAGTATTCAATAATCCATTTGTACCTAACCCACACCCAGTTTGATTATGAAAACTTGCATCTAATCTAAACAGGTTTTGAATTTGTTCCAATCCAAGAGAGTCATAACCAAACCTACGATGATTCCAATCATCCCAAGCTCTCCATCCTTGATTTTTTCTTTCCATAATAATTACACTGGGACAATAGCAAATTTCCTTATCCCATTGATCAATATTGAAAATTGCTGGAATACTACATTCAACTAAAAAATTATCAGAATCTAAAAGATAAACCCAATCATTCTTTGCATTCTTTACTGATTCATACTTGTTAGCAAATCCACCAAGATTATTTTTATTCCGAATAACTTTAATCTTTTTAGATTGTTCAGAAACATTCACTCTAGTCATAGTCATTATACTATGGAGACAGTGAGAATTTTGTTCAGCGATTAAAGATGAATTGGGATCAAAACTAATCTCTTGACCGTCTAGTAAAGAATCAACTTTTTTTAGTAACCCTTGATATTGTTCTTCAGTTGAATAATCATCAACAACTAAAATTTCATCGACTCTATCATCAAACAATGGAATACGAATAGCATCTTCAAAATACTCTAGACTATTGTAAAATGGAATTGATACTGTTATTTTTTTCATCTTCACTTTCTACACACGGCAATAAAATATCCATTATGCCAATTACTATTTTGTAAATGAAGAGGACTTGATGGATGAGATTGATCTGGTTCAGCAGGATAAGAATCGTCTCCAGTTGTTCTAACTTCAATAGAATAAAGAACATTTAATTCAAGTTCTTTAATTGCTTTATTTGTTCCGTTTCTAGGATCTGGATTGTTCCAATCATCAACAATTAAAATAAATTCATCGTCAAGAGCAGTTTGAGCAACCTTAATAGCATTACATTGCGATTCTTCTTTATGACATCCATCATAAAAATAGATATTAAATTTACCAACCTGAGTAAAGTCTACATCTTCATATCTATTTTCATCAAGAACTACTTCCACATCATCACTGAGACATTCTTGAATATTGTTACAAAATTCTTGTTTGGGACCGCCAAATCCACTCCAATCATCAATACACAATGCACTGACTTTATTTCCATAAACAGCAGCACATGCAGTAGATCCTTTCCAAGATCCAATTTCAAGATATCTTGCATCATCAATATTTTCAACAAGATTGTTAATCAAATATCGATATTGCTTACCAGACATTCCTTCAAGATGAATAAATTTTTCTGGTAGTTTAGTTTCACATTTCAGTGCTTTATCATATGCACTTTTTACAATTTTAGCATATGGATGTGATGTAACTTTTCCTTTAAATGAAAAGTAAGGATTATTGGGGTGTGCTTCTGTTAATTTCATAGATAAATCTCGTTTAGTCCTTGAGTATCATTATAATCCATAATATCAGTATTAGAATAACTGTAATCTTTTAATCTATAATTAGTCCATGCTCCGAAGTATGGTCTCTCTAATGATGTACATCCAGCCAATGCTGAAATTCCAGCACCAACATCTAGAAATACAGCATTCTTGTATGTTTTAAATTTAGATGCCAAATAAAGTTTAGAAATTCCTATTCCAAACAAGAAAATATCAGCATCTACTGTTGGTAGAGTCTCAGCAAAGAATTGGTCCAGATCTTCTACATGATCACATGCTTTAGTTTCAGGGACGTAGATATAATCTACAATCTTTTCAACTCCAAGATAATCTCTATATTCTTGATGATCCATCAACTTTTCAATGATTTCCATTTTACTTTGTCCACCGATTAAAGCAATTCGATTGGGGAACTGTTTGAAAATCCATTTATTGGCAACAATGGAATATAAAAATTCCATAGGAAAATCTATTTTACCATTCGGAAAAACATCATAAAAACTTTCAAGTTTTGATTTTCCATGTTCATAAAGTTGAGTGCATTTATAATCACATTTTTCAATACTCTCATACCAAGGATTTAAATTAAGACTTCCGGGGTGAACAGAAGAATGCCTTACACAAACGTTACCAACTGCCTGACCTTTTAAGAAAAAATATTCACCATCAAACATTCTGAGAAAAACTTTAGGATCTTTATTTTCTACAGATTCAACAATAATATCTTTAAATGTTTTAAAATCTTTCTGAAAAGTAGGCCAAGTAGATTCGGTATTATAAAGTGGATTATCAATATCAGCGGAGCAGATACATTCTGTACCTTCTATTTTATATAAATCAAGCATTTTCATACCCCATTAAATTAAAGTAACTACCTAACTTTAATTGTGTTTTTGTAGTTACAGTTTCTTTAACATTATCTTCACTATAATCTTTATATGGAAGAATTCTAAAATCAACACTAACTCGCGTTAGGTCATAAGTATTAGTTTTATTTCCATGAGTCAGATTAGCACCATCCCAAAGATAATATTCACCATAGTCTGCCTCCATTGGTTCATAATCACCAAGACCTTCACTACTTTCTGCCCAGATTGTATACGTGTCTTTAGCAGAGGTAACAGGTAGAAAAACATTTACTTCATAAGGACTATGACTGTAAGTTTTGTCTTTATGAAATTCTGCTACAGAAATATTATTTGGAACCTGAATTCTAAACGTAGGTATCTTTTGATATAAAATATCTTGCTCAAATTGAGGAAGAATTACTTCCTTTACAAAAGAATTGTAGGTAGTTAAAAAATGAGATTCTCTAATCTGATCATAAAACGTTCTATGAAACTTAGTACGTTGATCGGTTTCAAATGTAAGAACCCCAAAGTCACATTCTTGTTCTTTATGAATTTGATCTAAATTTGTTGTACTAAAAATTTTTTCTAATTCTTCTTTAAACTGATATTTAAAGGTATCATAAGATTTCTTTTCTTTTAATGCCATTACCACCCACTCTTAATACAATCAACGATATATTGTCTGTCTTCTGGTGTCACCCACCAACCAACAGGAATACAAATCATTTCTTTTACCAGTTTATCTAGGTTAGGAAGATGGCAGCGATATTCAGACACACAAGTATGAATATCATTTCGTTCATGAACACGACTAACCATAATATTACATTCTTTCATCTTATTCATGAAATCAGTTTGACGATCAACTTTAATAGTATAGATCCAATAGGTTGATTGACGATCAGATTTATTTTCAAGAAGGGTTATGCCAGGCACATTACTCAATTCTTTATTGTAAAAATTAGCATTATCAATAGTTGTCTTAAGATTATTTTCTACAACGACAGGGAAGTTTTCAATACCAATCGTGGCATTGATATCATTCATGTGCATTTTAAATCCAAACTCTGAGATATTACTTTCACATCTAAAATCTTTACGATTATCGTCTCTATCGATACCATACCAGCGGAGAAGTTTTGCCCTACGGACTTGTTCCTTATAAGGAAACACAACACATCCACCATCTCCTGTTGTCAAATGCTTGATTGCTTGAAAACTAAATGTACAAATATTTCCATGCGAACCAATATTCTGTCCCTTGTAGGTAGCACCAAAGGCGTGAGCACAATCTTCAATTACTGCAGGTTTGAATCCGTAAAGTTGTTGTGTCTTTAATTGAATATCACGCAGACGATCAAGATCTACTGGATATCCACCCCAATGAACAACCATGATTACCTTTGTCTTGGGAGTAATCTTTCTTTCAAGATCATCCAAATCCATATTACATGTATTTGAATCCACATCTACCCACTTTAGATCAATTCCATTTGCAAGAATCGGCCAATTTGTAGCAGTGCAGGTTAAAGGAGTTGTAAGAATTTGATCTCCTGGATTTATTCCATCCCACTGACGCTCATCAAAACAAACTCCATGATGTGAGAGAACATTTTGTTCTGGTCTTTTAAGCATATGAATAGCAAGGTGCTCAGCAGAAGTTGCTGAGTTTACAGTTACAACATTATCATTTGTAAAATAATCCTTTAGTAACTCCTCAAACTTCTCCACCTTAGGTCCTTGCCCAATGTATCCAGACATTAAAACCTTAGATGTTTCTACTGCTGCTTCCTCAGTCATAAAGACTTTAAACAGAGGAATCATATCTTGCCTAACTTTCATTTTCTGATCAGAGTAATTGAAGGAAAATCTTCTAATACTGTTATTCTAACATCATTAGAATATTTTTTCAAGACAGTTCCAATTTTGGGTTTATTGTACTTAACCATCCACTCAATATTATCCCTTTCATCAGATCCACCCTCCATAATCATTACACCTCTAACTTTTGGCAGATAATTCTGAATGGCAAATTCAAATGTTTCCCCATTATTAGCAATATCAATATGGAGAATATCAATTGAATCATCTTCATAAAGATCTACAGATTGATAAAAATCTCTTTTGTAAATACTCACATTATCATTTTCCCGATACTTGTCTATGACAAAATTATAATCAGCAGCATTATAAGGAAACTCATCAAATAAATCATTAGCTTCAATATGACAATCTCCACTATAATTGACAAAGCAATCGAGAGAATAACCTTCTAAAATACCAAACTCCACAATTTTAGAAGGATTGATTGAAAAGCATATTGATTGGAATACCTTATTATAGTGATACTCTTTATATGAAGATTTAATATTCGACATATTCATCACTGGCAGCGTCGTGCCATAAGCAGTAAGAGGCATCTTTAATAAACTCCGCATTTTTTTCTTTAAAAAAAGAAAACATCATGTTTTCTATTGAAATAAAATTATTCACCATATACTGGAGATCGACTTGATTATAAAAATCATAAAAATCCTGTACATTCACTCCAAAGTATCCAGTTTTTACTTGATCCTCTAAAGCTAAAGAAAAATAGTTTCTTGGATTATGTAGGAAAGATTTCATAAAGGCAAAATCCTTTAGAAGCATTCTTGGTTCATGATGAAAGAAATAATCATATGTGGTCAGTATGTCGGAATAATCCTTCCACATTTCAATATCTCCTGCACCTTTGTTGTACCTACCATAAGTATTCTGAGGTTTTACATATAAAAATGCTTCCTCTGGTAAAGCATCTTTAATTTCTTGAGGAACTTGATCTTCACTTTCAAGAGTATTATCTACAAGAATAACATCGTAATGTTCGAACTCATTTGAATATTGCTTAAGACTTTTTAATCCATCTATGTATTGTTGAGTTCTTCTACTACCATGACTTAATGGCAGAAAAGTATTCCCACTTACATTGATTGCTGTACGTAATTCAATAAGTATTTTCATATTTAAAAACAAATTTTTTCTAATCCAACTTCAAAAGTAGTTTTCAACTGAAGTCCAAGATTTTTAATTTTAGAATTATTTAAGTAATAATCAGAAACTTTTTGAGGTAGGTAGTGTATGATGCTTTTGCTATTTAATATCTTTTTACAATATTCTACTGAGTATTTAAATTCAACTGGAATACCACTCGATACATTATATACTTGATTGGTTTTGGAATTATTCATCAAGTAATAAAAGGCATCACAGACATCATCAACAAAAATAAAATCTCTTTTAAATGTGCCATAATTATAAAGATTTACATCTTCATTGTTTTTTAATTGTTTGATAATATATCCAAGGACATTCTTTTTAAAAGAGCAATTTTTATCATTTCCATAAACATTTGCAAGTCTAAAGATACGATACTTAACTCGAAACGTTTCACAAAATGTAATCAACATCTGCTCGGCGGTTCTTTTAGTAATTGAATAAAAACCACTCGGATTACAATAATCATCTTCAGAAGCATTAATTACTTCAGATCCATAAACAAATCCTGAACTAACAAAGTTAAAAGTTACATTTTTATTTCTACAGTTGTCTAGAACATCCATCAATACATTTAGATTTGTATTAATATCAACGTGAAGATCCTCGTAAATATTATGATTGGTTGTTGTGCTAATGCAATACAAGATATTATTTGTTTCGGGAACCATCTGGTCTCTTGGAATTTTTACTCCACCATAAAGTTCACAGAAACGACCACCAATAAATCCAGTCGCACCAAATACTGATGTGTCACTCATACTTATCGCATTCTAAAAATGACTTCCCATCTTGATCTTTTAAAGACAGTACTGGATTAATATTACCCCAGTCAATTCCAAGGTCTTTATCATTCCACAGAAGAGTTCGATCATACTCTGGATGATAATAGTCAGTTGTCTTATACACAAACTCAGCAGTATCTGTCAATGTATAAAATCCGTGAGCAAATCCAGGTGGAACCCACAGATGTAGATTATTTCTATTCAGTTCAACTCCATACCATTTACCAAATGTAGAGGAAGACTTACGGAGATCCACAATCACATCATAGACGGCACCAGAGATGCACCGAACAAGTTTTCCCTGAGCGTGTTGTATCTGATAGTGAAGACCCCTGAGAACGCCCTTAGAAGACTTAGAGTGGTTGTCTTGAACAAAGTTACTAACGCCAGTAATCTTTTCAAATTCTCTCAGATTAAAACTCTCTAAGAAAAACCCACGCTCATCTTCAAATTTATTATTGGTGATTAAATAAGCGTCTTTGAGACTAGTACCGATTGCATTCATACCATTGAATTGTTTTTTGAAGTCCATAGTCAAGAGAGAATATTGGTGACCACTTTAGTTCGTTTTGGATTTTTGTAATATCCGTGGAATAACGACGGTCGTGTCCTGGTCTATCACTAACGTATTCTATCATAGATTCATCCTTACCCATCATAGTAAGAATTTTTTTAACTAAATCAAGATTAGTAATTTCATCCATACTACCGATATTATATTTTTCACCACTCACACCATTTTCCCATACCTTAATTAAAGCAGTGCAATGATCTTGAACATACAACCAATCACGAATTTGCTCACCATCACCATAGATCGGAACTTTTTTATCTGACAAAATATTCAGAATTGTTTGTGGAATAAATTTTTCTTGATGTTGACGTGGCCCATAATTATTGGAACAGTTAGTAATATTTACAGGTAGTTCATATGTATGATGAAATGCCATTACAAAATGTTCGCTTGCTGCCTTAGATGCTGAATATGGATTCCTAGGATTGTAAGGACTGGTTTCTGTAAATGATCCTGTCTCAATTGATCCATAAACTTCATCGGTTGAGATATGAATGAACTTTTCTACACCATATCTGACAGCACAATCCAATAGATTTGCAGTGCCCGCAACATTGGTATGAATAAAATCTGAGCAATCTCTAATTGAATTGTCAACATGACTTTCTGCAGCAAAGTGAAAAACTGTTTTAAACTTATAATTAGAAAAGACACATTGACATCCTTCTTTGGAAGCAATATCAATTGTATAAAATTTAATAGGATCAGGTATATTATGCCAATCAGCAGCATAAGTGAGTTTATCAATACAGATAATTTCTTCATCCGTAACTGTTAATAAGTGATGAAGAAAATTACTACCAATAAATCCAGCACCACCAGTAACAAGAATTGTCATGATAAATCGTTAGGATAAGAATACTTATTCAATAATTTTGGAGAATATTGTTGAGGAACTTCTATAAGATCTCTCTTTTCCTTTGACAGAGGCATTTCTTTTTCTCTCTTTTCTTTTTCAAGAAGATAAACACGATTTCTCAATTCAGTTGAAGAATATTGATGTCTTCGTAGATGATAAAAAATTTCTATGCCGTGATCAATACAATATTGCTTTCCTGTAAAATCTCTATTCTCATATTCCTCACTTAAAAATCGTATATCAATTGTCTGTGTCTGAATTAAATTAAGGAGATCTGCTTCGGTTTCGTACACAAGGATTTCATCAACATACTTACATCCTTGTAGTTGAACATATCTCTCATAAACTGTCTGAACTGGTTTATTTTTTACACCAGGACGGTCAATCGTTGGGTCAACTTGAAGTGCGACTTTTAGATAATCACATAATTCCTTTTCCACCTTAAGCATTGTGATATGCCCAGCGTGGAAAAGGTCAAATGAACTGCAGTTAAATCCTATTTTCATGTATGAGATGCTTTCTTTTATTATACTAAAAAAGGTGAGTTTATGCAACCCACCTTTGGTAATTCAGGCTCGCCACTTGCTCTTTAACTAGAAGCAAGAAACTAGGCGGGAGTTACCCCATCCGCACCAATTACTCTTTAAAGGAAGTAATAAACCTTAGAGGGTCCTTTTTGAGGCTCCACCACTTGATTTTAAGAAACCAAGAAAAGTTGGGTTAATTTTGATATCTCGGTAATACCAAAAAATACTATTAGAAATAGCACATCCCAGAGTTTGAGTTTGATTGCAAAAGGAATACCAAGAAGTCCTCCGATAAACTTAATGACCAAACCATATTTGAAACTTCCCCATAGCATGATTTGATAACCGAGCATAAG